TCGGCCTTGGCGGCTTCGTACACGGAGGGGTGGTTCTGCTTGAGGGTTTCGAGAGAGATGTTCTCGGTTGCCATTTCGTTTTCCTCTTGGTGTTGTCCGCCATCGGCGGGATTGCCGGAGGCGGACGCCTCCGTGTCCTCTTGTTCGATCACGTCCACCGCATCGCCCGTGACATTCGGCGTTGCGCTGGCTTGCGGCTCGTCTTCGGCGCTCGCCTTGCGCGGACGACCGCGGCGACCCGTGATGCTGTCGATCATTCCGCGTGCCCGCGCCTCGTCCGCGACGAACGATGCGCCGCGGCCGAACTTCTCGGTCAGTTCCGAAGCCGACACGCTCGTGCCAGAAGCGGTGCGCCCGGCCGCGATCTGCTCGACGAATAGCTCGTGGATCGCGTCCAGCTCGCGCTGGATGACCGCCTTGCCTTCGTCGGTGCGCGGGTCGGGGCGCTTGTCGGGCGATTCGGTGTTGGTGATCTGTAGCCGCTCCATGTCAGCCCAGAACGTGTAGGACGTGACAACGCCAACCGATCCAAACATCGAAGCGCGGTTGGTTGCCTGGACCTTCCCTGCGCGCGCCGCGATCGCGTAGGCAGCCGAGTGCGCCTCGCTCGCCACAACGCGCAGAGGCTTGCTGAATGCTGCAACGGCGTCGAGCGTATCGAAGAGCCCCTCGACCGTGCCGCCAGGAGACGACACGACGAGCACCGCGCGCTTGACTCGCTCGTCGGCGTCGGCCATCGCGAGCGCCTTGCGGATGTCGGCGTAGCTTGTCTCGGCGTAGCCGAAGTACGACACGAACGACGGGCCAGACGGCCATAGCGTGCCGAGCACTGAGATTTGCGCTTCGCCGCTGACGATTTCGAGGTTTGTCGGGCCCTCACCGTTCGCCGCCCGCGCGGCTTCGGCTGCCTGCGCTGCGCGCATGTGCTCAAAGAGCGCCTTGGTGTCCGCTCCCTTTACGCTCGCCTCGAGCTGCTGTAGCGCGTCGCTTCGGATCAACCAGTGCATGAAACCTCGTCAGTCCAGAGCGCGGAGGCGTGCAACGCGGGCAGAGCCGGTCTCGTCGTCGTCTTCTTCGTCGATCGGCTCCGCGTCGATCGGTTCGTCGTCGTCCGTGGCGTTGCCCGGCTGCGCTGGCGCGAGCGGCTTGTTCGCTTCGGCGAGCGCCTCGTTTTCCCGCTTCAACTCGCGCACGACATGCGAGAATTTTTTTCCGGTCAACTCGCGCGCAGCGCTGCGGCGGGTGGTAAGACCGAGATCAATCAGCTCGCGATAGCCCTTGACGAGCTTGCTTACATCGACCGCGGGCTTGATCTGTCCAGACCAGTCGGACGCGATCCATGCCAGGAACAGCTCGCGGTCGCGCACGTTGCGCCATGCGTCGAGAAAGCCGGGCGCCTCGATGCGCTGCAGCAACGCCATCGACAGGAGCCATTCCGCGTAGACAGGCTCCGTCATCTGCTCGGCGTGGTTCTGCCGAGCGACGTTGAGATACATTTTGAACTCGTTGATCGCCGCCTGCGATGCCGAGTAGTTGCTGTTGAACGACAGTCGCCCAATCTCGGGCGGCATCTCTGTCGCCCACATGACGCCGTTGATGATCGCGGCTTCGAACTCGCCGAACTTCTCGTCGGTGCCATCGGACTTGACGATGTGTGGCTTTTCGCCCTGCTGAAGCTCGTCGATCCAGAAGCCAGGAAGCATCTCCGTCGCGTTGTGCACGCGCGTGCCGCTCTCGTCGGTGACGGTCTCTTGGACGCGCTTGCTCGCGCCACGAGTCATCGGGCGCGTGCCCGGCTTGTCCTCGGCCTTTTCGATGTAGCCGACGAGTCGGGCCGCAATGTCGGCCTTGCGCTGCGTGCTGTCGCGGTACCGATCGATTTCGCGAAGCGACTGGAGCACGATCGCCAGAAGCGGCTCGCCGCGAACGGCATCCAGGCGCTTGTCGCAGCCGTAGACGAGCCAGGCCATGCGTCGGCCAGTGCGCGGCCCGTATGCTTCGATGCGCTCGCTCTTGATGCCGAACGGGTTGTCCGCCGCGGTCTTGCGCACGTAGTACGCGATGTGCCGCCCAGCGTCGTCGATCTCGACGCCGTGCACGATCCGGTTGCCGTTGGACAGCCGTCCCGCCGTGTAGGTGAGCGGGTTCTGAATCGCGGCGCCGCTGATGAGTTGGATCTGCGGAAGCTGCGTGCGCGGGTTCTGGATCAACGTGACCAGCACGTCGCCAGCCACCAGTGCTTCGCACCGCGCGGCCTTTTGCAGCGCGCCGAAGGAATGACGCCCGAGGTAGTCGCAGCTCTGAGCGTCGCGCGCCCACAGCTCGAAGCGGTTCTCGATGCTCTCGGACCAGTCAGCCAGCGAATCGACGGGCAGGCCGAGCACTTGCTCGAACGGCGTCGCCTCCAGGTGCAGGCCCGTGTTGATCTCGTTAGTGACGAGCCTGCGAACGATTCCGCGCGCGTACAGGTTCGTGCGGAATAGCTGCGAGCTTCGCGCGCGCAACGTCCAGTAGTCGGACCATTGGATCTGGGTCGCGCCGAAGCCGCCGTCGAACTTGTCGCCCGTGAACGGGCCGTAGCGGACCGGAGACGGAAGGAACGAAGACGCGCCCATTGAGTCGCTGGCGCCGTCGAACGGCCGCGGCTGCGCGGGCGCAGCGCTCCATCCGCCGAGCATCTTGGAGAACCAGCTCATCAGTGCACCGGGCGGATGTTGAAGCCAGCGCCATTGCGGCGAGCCTTGAGACGTTCGCGACGGTTCTCAAGCCCTTCGAGAGTCGCCTTGAGCCATTGCAGGTTCGCGCGCGTGACCCGTTGCCGAGTCTGCCCGGTGTCCAACAGGTACTCTTGCTCGCCACTACCGATCGCTTCGAGCGCATCTTCGTAGATGACGATCAGCTCTTCGGTTCGCGCGATGCGCGTGTCGAGCCATGAGGTGTCATCTTCAAACACCATGATCGCCCCGTTTCACTGTCGGTAGTAGCGTTGCTCGTTCTCGCAGGCATCCCAGAACGCTGGCCAGTTGGTGTAGTCGAGCTCCAGCTCTTGGCTGTACGCATGCGCGAGCAAGTCGAGCGCGCCGTTCGCGTAGATGAGCAGGTCCCACAACTCGTTTGGGCGATTGCCCGGACGGCGCCACTCCCAGCCGATTTGCTTTTTCGTGCCGCGCTCGAGCTTCTTGGTTTTGATTTCCGCGGTCAGCTCTTTGAGCTGCTTGTCGGTTGCATCGGTCGGGGCCGAAAAGTGCCCAATGGGCATCAGTCCTTGCCCGTCCCATTCGCGACGCAGCGCGGCGGCCCATCGGTCCTTGTAGAGATCGACCGTCAGCCCGTACGCGGGCAACCCGTTGGGCGTCTTGAACGAGCTGAACTCGGGGACGCGCGCCGACTTCGGGGGAGCCGAAACGCCCTTGATGGGGTACACGCCCTCGCTGAACTCTTGGCAGAAGCGATAGACGATGTCGGTCGAATACCCGGAGTCGATCAGCGCGAGGCTGTCCTCCATGTGGTAGCGGCGGTCGTCGTCTGCGGTGTACTCGCGAGAGTTGAGGATGTCGCGCAACGCGCCCCACGTGGCGGGGTTGTCGATCTGCTCGGTGTCGCCCTCAAGCGTGTGGTAATCGATGAGCAGCGGTCGGCGGTCACGGCACCAGCCATGAACCGCGACCTTCAGATTGTCCTTGTGCACGTCAACCGTGCACGTGAGCAACAGGACCGGGCCGCCGCAGTGTTCGCGCGCCCACTTGTTCGGGATCTCGCCGTACTTGTAGACCGATCGGCGATGCGGCGAGACTTCCTCGAACTTGACGCCGCGGCCTCGAATCTCAAACGTCTCGCCAAGCCCCGTGTTGTAGAAGACCTGGAGCTTCTCGTAGTCGAGCGTCTCGCCCGTCCTCGGGTCGTACGCTTCGAGCCACTCCTGCACGAGCGACGCCCACGAGCGCATCCCCGGAGGCGAGTAGAGCGCGCTCAGGTGGTAGCTGCGAACATCGGGCGAGACAGGAACCGCGGTCGGCTTCCATCGCGCGCCGTGGTCGGGCGAAAGCATCCGCGTTTTGTCGGCATCGGTGTGCGGGTGCGAGCACTCTTGGCACAAGTACCGAACGGACGCCGCGACCAGCCTATCGTTTTCAGTTTCCCACGTGAGCCCGGTTCGCTCGCCAGTCTCTGGGTTGTTGCGCTCGAAGCGCAGCGTCTGCTCGAACTCGCAGCGCAGGCAGCGGACGAAGTAGTAGCGTTGATCTCCGCGCTTGAACTGCGCCTCGATCTTTGACTGCCCCTGAATGGTGGGCGTCGAGATGTCGAGGATCTTGCGCGTGGGCTCGTAACCGCCAACACGCTTGCGGACAATGGCGACCGGGTCGCCTTCCTTGCCAGCGATGTCGGGCCAGCCGTCGATCTCGTCGTCGAGCAGGTACTGGACCGAGAACGAGCGCATCTTGCCCTCGTTGCGCGCGCCCATCGGCAGCAGAAATCCGCCGCCGATCCACTCCATTTTCTTGTCGGTGTCGCCCGTCTTTCGCTTGTTGTTCGGGTCAGAGCTTCGGATGCGCGAGCGCAGCCCGGAGTGCTCGATCATCGGGCGGATGTACGACTCCATCCGCAGCTTGGCCATGTCGGAGTCGGCCGTGACCATCGCGACGGGCGCGTGCTTCACGTAGCCGATCAGGTAACCGATCGCGTTCTCAAGTACGCCAACGGTGATGCAGAGCTGCGAGCCCTTCATGAACGCGAGCTCGCGCACGGGACTCTCAGGCGAGAGGCAGTCGAGCGGCTCTCGAATGTAGGGCGCAACGTCAAAGCTGAACGGGCCAGGAAACGGCGTCACGCTCGCGGGCAGATAGCGGTTCTGCTCTGCCCACTCGCTCGGGGTCAGGAACTCGAACTCGGTGGGCCACGCTTCCCAGCGCTTGGCAAGCCACTCGCGCTCGTCAGTCGTCGGCCCCATCGTGTCGAATCGCTTTCGCCACCGCGTCCTTGACCGGCTTGAGGTGCTTCGAGATCAGATCCCGCAGCACGCGCAAGGCGTCCTCCTTTGGCGCCCCGCTTTCGCCCATCGTGTAGATGCGCTGCGATGCCGTGCGCGCAAAGTCGCTCAGCAGTGCCGTGCTCAAGCCTTCAAGTGGCCCGAACACGTGCGCGTCAACGAAGTCGCGGCGAATGAGTTCGCCCGCGCGGCGGTCGTTTTCCTGGCGAATGCGACGCGCGTCCTCGATCAGCTTCTGCGCCTGCAGCCAGCCGTTGACGTCGAGTTCGTAGCGGCGCTTTGCTTCCTCGAACGTCAGCCCAAGAAGTTGCTCGGGGTGCTCAAGCGGTGGCCAGGCGGGCTCGACGTCGGGCTCACCGCCGTCATCGCCTTCGCGCTCGAACGCTTCGGCTGAGCCATCGGAGCCAGCGGCCTTCGCCTTGGCCTTCGCCGCGCCGCGAGCTGGCGTGACGAGCCAGGCGCGGGTTGCTGAATGCGCCAGGTTGATCTTGCCGTTCGGCAGCACCGCAGCGTGCAGCGCGTCAGGAAAGCCGCTCCACCCAGGGGCGGCGCGCCGCCCCGGCCG